CTGTACGTACGAATCGTGAAACATCTGTCACGCGCGCGTGAGGCTCCCGAAACGGGGGCCTTTTTCATGTCCCGAAACGGGAGGTAATCATGGCTGCTATCCCTGGCCGTAAGCCGAATGAGAAGTCGGTGAACCGTAATCCGTCGCGTGTTGAGCGGCGCGAGTTCGCGGATGTGCCGTTTGCTGGGCCGTGGCCGGTCGAGCTCCCCACGCATCGGACGATCATCACTCGTGAGGGTCAGGAGTCCGTGGCGTTGCAGCCGGCGACTCGTCGTTGGTGGGAGGAAGTCAAGCGGCTTCCTCACGCTGTCGATTGGGATGAGTCGACGTGGGGTTCGTACTGCGATGTTGCGGTGAACGTGGTTGACGCGGAGAACTGTGGTATTGCCACGGCGGTAGCGCAGAAGCGTGCATGGGAGAAGGAGATCGGGAAGACCGCTGAGCAGCGTCGCGACATGGGCATCAGTTACGTGCCTGTCGTGCTCGAGGCTGTTGAGCAGTCCGCTCCCGTGACAGATATTTCGTCGCGTTCTCGTCGCAAGCTGGACGATGCGTGAGCTGGTACGCGCGCCCGATCATGACCGCGACCGGTCGTTGGGGCATTTCCTCTGTGACTGGATCGAGTGGCACTGTGTGCACGGTCCTGGCGATGTTGTCGGCACGCCGGTCGAGTTGGATTCGGAGTTCGCGGGTTTCGTAGTTGATTGCTACACGCTCGAGGAGGCTGGCCGGCGTCAGTATGACTCGGTGTTCTTCTCGCGGGCTAAGGGGCGCGCGAAGTCTGAACTCGCGGCGTTCATCGCCTTGTGTGAGGCGTTGGCCCCGGTCAGGTTCGATCATTGGGCTGAGGCCGGCGAGGTGTTCACCTGCGCTGAGGCTGGGTGCCTGATCGATGGTTGCGGGTTCGCGTATTCGTTCGATGAGGGCGAACCGGTCGGCCGTGTTGTGACGTTCCCTGTGATTCGTTGTCTTGCGACGGAGGAGGGGCAGGCGGGCAACACTTACGACAACATTTACCACAATCTGTCCGAGGGTCCGCTGTCCGAGGGGATGCCTCGTGACGGTGCCGGCCTGACGCGAGTGTTCCTGCCCAACAAGGGCGAGATCATCCCGTCTACGGCCTCGGATTCCGCGAAGGACGGCGGTAAAGAGACGTTCGTCGTGTTCGACGAGACGCACCTTTACGTGCTCCCCGGTTTGCATCGCATGTACAAGACGGTTCGACGCAACTTGGGCAAGCGGAAGGCCGCTCAGCCGTGGTCGCTTGAGACGTCGACCATGTACATGGCTGGGCAGGGTTCTGTTGCTGAGGGTACGCATGAGCTCGCGAATCTGATTTCGTCGGGTAAGACGAAGCGTGCTCGGTTGCTGTTTGACCATCGTGAGGCGGACCCGACTCCGGATCTTTCGGATGAGAAGGCTGTTATGGCGGGTCTGCGGGAGGCTTACGGGCCTTTCGCGGATGTCATGGACTTGCAGCGTCTGCTGGATGAGATTTACGACCCGCGTAACGATCCTGCCGATTCGCGTCGGTACTACTTCAACCAGGCGAACTCCGCTCAGGATTCTTGGGTGTCGCAAGTGCAGTGGCGTGCTATTGGGCCGCTGCCCGATGACATCCCGGCCCCGCCGGTTCGTGGCGACATGATTACGGTCGGTTTCGATGGGTCCGAGGGTCGCGCGCGTGGCAAGGCTGACGCTACCGCCCTGATCGGGTGCCGCGTGTCGGATGGGTTGCTGTTCGAGCTCGGTGTGTGGGAGCAGCCTGACGGGCCTGCTGGTGATGGTTGGTCGGCTCCTATCGAGCAGATCGAAGCGACCGTCGCGGACACGTTCAAGACGTATCAGGTGGTTGCCATGTATTGCGATCCGGCTGCGAAGTGGTCGGGGCGTATTGATGCGTGGGAGGGCAAGTGGGCGTCGAAGTTGAAGATCCGCGGGCACGTCTCGGGGCATCCGATGTATTGGTGGATGTCGGGTCGCCGGGGTGTTGCTGTGGCGGATGCGATCAATCGAATGTATGAGGCGGTTGCTGAGAAGCAGATCCGTCATTTGGGTGAGAAGAACCTCACTGCGCATGTGCTGAACGCGCGCCGCCGGCATGGTGCGCAGGGTATTCAGATTCACAAGGAGCATCCGGACTCTCTGAACAAGATCGACGCCGCGGTTGCGGGCGTTTTGGCTTATACAGCGCGTCAGGACGCGCTCGCTAAGGGCATCGGCTTGAGAAGCCGGGGGGTTCCGCGGCGAATCTACTAGGAGGTCACTCATGGCACGGACCCCCGACGAATGGCTCCCGATTCTGGCGAAGCGACTGGACGAGCGCCGGCCGCGGGTGGATGTTCTGCGGTCGTATGCGAACGGTAATGCGCCTCTGCCCGAAATGGGTCGGAATGTGCGTGCGTCGTGGTCGCAGTGGCAGAAGAAGGCTCGAGCGAATCTTGGTGGGCTTGCTGTTGAGGCTCCTGCGAACCGGATGGTGCCGAATGGTGTTCAGGTTGGTCAGGCGAACCAGGATGACGATCGGGTTCGGGGCATTTGGCGTCGGAACCGGCTGGATGTGGCGATCCCTGATGTGATCCGTGATGCTCTGGCAACTTCGATCGGTTACATCGTGGTCGGGCGTGATGCGTTCGGGCGTGCTGTGATTACGGCTGAGCAGCCGGAGTACATGTACGCGGCGACGGACCCGCTGCAGCCTTGGGTTTCGCGTGCGGCTATCAAGGTGTGGCGTGACATCGACGAGGGCTACGACTACGCATTCGTGTGGATTCCGGGCCAGCGGCAGAAGTTCGCCCGTCCCGCGAAGGACGAGAAGACGCTGCGGCCGTGGGATAGGGCTCAAGACGGGAACTGGTTCCCGGTTGCGGAGCCTGAGACGTTCACCGGTCCTATTCCGGTGTTCGCGCTTGAGAACCACGGCGGCACGGGCGAGTTCGAAGAACACACCGACCTGATCGACCGGATCAACACCGGCATTCTGCAGCGGCTTTCGACGGTCGCGATGCAGGCATTCCGTCAGCGTGCCACTAAGGGCGGACTGCAGACGACTGACGCGGACGGCAACCCGATCGACTACGCGGCGGTATTCGAGCCGGCTCCTGGTGCGCTGTGGGATCTTCCCGAGGGCATCGACATTTGGGAGTCGCAGGACTCGTCGCAGGGCATTCGGGCGATGCTCGAGTCGGTGAAGGACGACCTTCGGGAGTTCTCCGGCACGCTGTCTGTTCCTCTCGGGCCGATGCTGCAGGACGCCGCGAATCAGTCTGCGGAGGGTGCTGCGTACAACAAGGAGGGCCTGATCTTCAAGGTTCGTGACCGTATTGCACGGTTTACGCCTCCGCTCGAGGCGGCTTTGGAGACGGCGCTACGGATTGAGTATCCCGAGGTGACCGAAAGCGTGACTCTGCGGTGGATGCCGCCTGAGCATGTGTCGTTGCAGGAGAAGTATGCCGCCGCCGTGCAGGCGAAGGCTGCAGACGTTCCGTGGCGTACCCGAATGACGAGCATTCTCGGTTTCTCGGACGAGACAGTTGACCGCATGGAGGTCGAGGTCGCGGCGGAGCAGTTGCAGCTCGCGATGCTGTTCCAGCAGCAGCAGCCTCCCGCAGAGAATCCGGGTGTCGTGAATGTCGGCGGAAACTGATGCGCTGATCCGAGCGTATGAGGCGGCAACGTCTCAGGTTCGCGAACGGATTGTGGCCTACGCCCTCGCTGTGTGGGGTTCGGCTTCTGCGTACAGGGATGCGGACGTTGACCGGATTGTGGCGCAGGTTGTGCCGGCTGTTCAGGCTGGTCAGTTGCAGTTGGCGACGATCACGGACGCATATATCGGCCGTATGGCGTCGCTTTCGGCTGTTCCGTGGGTGTCTTCGGTTGATCGTTCTGTGGTCGCGTATCGGGGTGTGGCGGCGTCTGAGGTGTATCGCAGGCCCGCCGTCACCGTGTACACGGCGTTGGCGTCTGGTTCGTCGTTCGATGCGGCGTTGACGGAGGGCACGAACCGGCTCACGTCGATCGTTTCGACTGATCTGCAGCAGGCCCGGAACCGGCAGGCTGCGCGTTCGGTGCAGTCGTCGGGGTTCCGCTTCTACCGGCGTGTGTTGTCCGGCAAAGAGGACTGCGAGAAGTGCCGTATCGCATCTACGCACCGGTATCGCAAAGCGGACCTGATGCCCATTCATCCTGGCTGTGACTGCGGGGTGGAACCGCTCATCGAGTTCGACCCGACACCTGACCCGTTGGCAGAAACGGTCGTGACGAACATGCATGGCGAGCTCGGCCCGACTCTCGGGTGGGCTGCAGACAACTTCACATCCGCGGCGGACATTCCCGCCCTCAACTAAGACTTCCCACACCAGTGGGAACCAGCCTCACCGCAACGGTGGGGCTTTTTCTATACCCGAAACGGGGATCTGCAATGACTGACACCACTGACACCGTCGAGGAAGTCACGCCGGCCGAAACGGTCGAACCGGACGCCACGACGGATGCGCCTGACCATGCCGCGGAAGCGGAGAAGTGGAAGGCGCTCGCGCGGAAGAACGAACAGCGGGCGAAAGAGAACGCGGACAAGGCGAAACGCTTTGACGAGTTCGAGGAGTCCCAGAAGACCGAGCAGCAGAAGCTCCTCGAGCGTGCGGAAGCCGCCGAGAAGGCTCTTGCCGCTGCTGAGGTCGGTCGTATTCGCGCATCTATCGCCGCGAAGCATGGCGTGCCCGAGGCGCTTCTCACCGGTTCCACGGAGGAAGCGCTAGAGGAGGCAGCGACCGCGCTGCTGGCGTTCAAGGGCGTCTCTCCGTCCGCACCGTCTTCGGATGGGCAGGGCAAGCAGGGCGACGCAATCACTGGTCAGACGAAGCAGATCACGTCACTCGACGAACTCGCAAAACTCACCCCCGCAGAAGTCAACGCAGCCCGTCGCGAAGGCCGGCTCGAAACGCTTCTCGGCAAATCCTGAAAGGGGTAGCTCATGGCTATCACCAACTACATCCCTACGATCTGGCACGCAAGCCTCCTCGAGAACCTGCACCAGAACACCTTCGTCATCCCGACGCTGAACCGCGACTACGAGGGCGACATCGTCAACGGCGGTGAGGCGGTGAAGATCACCGGCTTCACCCAGCCGACGATCGGCACCTACTCGGGCACTGTCACCCGGCAGGCGCTCACCGACTCGACCCAGTCGCTCCTCATCGACCAGAAGCGTTACTACGCCTACCTCGTCGATGACGTGAACAAGGTGCAGGCCGCTGGTTCGTTCGATGCCTTCCAGCGTGACGCTGGTGCGGGCCTCGCGGACGCAGCTGAGGACTTCGTGCTGACCACGATGCTCTCGGGTGGCACTTCGGCCGGCACGACCGCTGTTACGACCGCTGCGCTTGCCGACTCGGCTATCGTCGCGATCCGTACCGCACTCGTCAAGGCGAAGGTTCCCTCCTCGGACCGCTACCTTGCGGTCAACCCGGAGGCTGCCGCCTACCTGATGAACTCCTCGACCTCGCTGTTCAAGGCGAACGAGTCGGGTTCGGACCAGACGCTGCGTAACGGTGTCATCGGCAACTACCGTGGCTTCACCGTCATTGAGACGCCTTCCGCGTCGCTCGCGAACTCGGCCAAGCCGGTCTTCATCGGCTACTGGGGTCGCGCGTTCGGTTTCGCTGAGCAGCTTGTGCAGCAGCGCGCCAACCCGGCTCTCGACGCCTTCGGTGACCAGATCGACGGCCTGCACGTCTACGGCGGCAAGGTGCTCCGCGCCACCGCTGTGCAGACCTACGTTTCGGCGTAATGGTCTGGGTTACGTCGGCAACCAACGGCAACGTGTTCGAGGTTCTTGACGAGCATGTTGCGCGTCAGCTCGAGGCCGAAGGCCACGAGATCCACAAGTCGGACCCGCGTATCGCCAAGGCTGAGAAGCCGAAGGCGAAGGCCGTTTCCAAGTAGTCCAACGGTGGGGGCATTCCGGGTGCCCCCACCGCCCCATTCGAGGAGGCGTGATGCTTGATCCTTTGGCTTCCCAGGCGGACGCGACAGCGTTCGGTAAGGGCACTCTTTCCGACGGGGCGTTCAACACGGCTTCGGCTCGTGTGCGTGGTTACACGGGGCAGACGATCACCGCGGCAGAACACACCATTCTCGCGCGGGGGCCGATCGTTCAGCTGCCTCAGCGTCCGGTCACGGCGGTCACTTCGGTGGTCGACGATGACGGGAACGATGTCGATTGGACGTTGCGTGCTGGTGGGGTGCTGAACCTTGACACGGGCGAGAACGTGACGGTTGTGTTCGACGCCGGCTACACGGTTCTCCCTGATGCGCTGGTCGAACTCGTGTGTTCGATCGCTTCCCGCCTGGACAACGTGGACGCTTCGGCGGCTTCGGGTGTTCAGCAGGAGACGGGCGGTTCGGAGTCGGTGACGTTCGGTTTCGATTCGTACAACGCCATTTCGGAGCTCACTACGGGTGAGAAGCGGGCACTTGACCGGCTGTTCCCGAAGCGGCCGGGTGTGGTGGTGATGCGTCCGTGACGCGGGGTTTCTACAGAGATACCGTCGTCAGGCTCCGGCCCGCGTTCGTCGATGACGGGCACGGCAACGAGGAGCCCGACTGGGGCGATGTTGACGAACTCAGCATCACCGGTTGCCGGGTGCAGCCGCTCTCCTCTGAAGAGGTCGTGGCGTTCCGCGAGTCGGGCCTTGAGGTGACGAAACGTCTTCTCGCGCCGCTCGGTTCGGACGTGCTGCCAACCGATCGGATCGTGTACGGCGAAACCTACGACGTGGGCAACGAACCGCAGGGTTTCCGCTCACCGATGGGTTCCGCTGACCATGACGAAATCCTTCTGAGGAGGGCTGATGGGTAGCGCGCGCATCACACGGTGGAAGTGGAACGTTCGCACCGGGTATCGGGAGCACATGCGTCAGCCGGCCGTTCTGGCGGCGCTGCAGGCCGCTGGGGGCCGTATCGCGGCTGCTGCGGGTGAGGGTGTCGAAGTGGTTTCTGAGTCCAGCAGCGGGAAGCGTGCGACCCCTCGTGTGGCGGTCATCACTGAGACAACCGAGGCGATCCTGAACGAAGCACAGAACAGGTCGCTTACTCAGGCTCTGGACGCTGGTCGTGGCTGAGTACATCGAGGAACCTGACGCGGAAGCGGTCATCGTCACGTTCCTGAGCACGGACATTGCAGCCGGCACGAAGATCCCGAAGACCCGCCCTAACCCGTTCGTTCGGGTTCGGAAGGTTGGCGGGTTCCGAAGGTCGCTGGTGTCGTTCCGGCCGCGGTTCACGCTCGAGGGTTACGCCTCGTCTGAGGTGGCTGCTCTGGGTGCTGTTCGTGAGGCTGCTGCGCTGATTTGGCAAGCCTCGGCGGAGGGTGTCATGGGTTCCACACCTGTGGGTGACCTGAACGAGATTTCGCTTCCGCAGAACCTTCCCGACCCGACTGTGGGTGAGGGTGTGCACCGGTACACCGCCACTTACGAGATCGACATGCGCGCTTACGGCGCATAACCAAACCAAACCTCTCTGCCCCTGTACGGGGTTTCTTCATTGATCCCTGAAAGGGGCCACTCATGGCTGTAGACAGCAACAACGTGTTCGTTGGCGTGCCGGACCAGGCAACGACCGGCGCTATCCTCTCGGCACCGTATGGCACGGCGCTCCCCACCACTGTGGTCGCTACCCCGAACGTCGCGTTCGTCGACTCGGGGTATGTCGACGAGGACGGCGTGACCCTCACCCCGGACAAGTCGACGACCTCGATCAAGGACTGGTCGCGTGCGGAGATCCGCCGCGTGCTGGACGAGTTCACTGCGGAGATCGCGTGGGTGCACCTCGAGCTTTCCGAGGAGGCGCTGAACAACTACTTCGGTGAGGACAACGTCACCGTCACCGCCCCGACTGTATCGACGGGTACCCGTATCGAGGCTGTTCTGAACTCGGCTGACCTTCCCGAGAAGTCGTGGATCTTCAACGTGAAGGACGGCGACAAGCGCATCCGCATCGTGGTTCCCCGCGGTCAGGTGTCCTCGCAGGGTGAGATCAAGTTCGTTGCGAACGACGCCGTGAAGCTCCCGGTGACACTCGCCTGCCTGCCCGACGCTTCGGGCAACAGCGTGTACCTGTACACCGACGACGGCATCTTCTCCGCCTAACAGACCGGTGGGGGCGGGTGACCCGGAAACCGCCCGCTCCCACCTTCAACCTCTCTTAGTTTCCGGTGTTTCCGAAAGGTGTTTCCGATGGTGTACGAGGTTCCTGAAACCAAGGCCGACGAGGCCGAGAACCGGTTCGAGTTCTCGCTGCCCGGGGCGAAGGAGAAGTTCAGCATTCCGCTGGCGAAGTACCTCAGCCCTGAAATGGCTGTGGTCATCGCAACCGACCCTCTCGGTACGAAGAAGGTAATTGAGGAGTACGCGCCCGGAGCTTGGGCGCTGTTCCGCGGCAAGGATCAGCTTGACCACTTCATCGCGGCTTGGCGTGAGGCGTCCGGCATCAGCCTGGGGGAATCGCAGGCCTCCTCGAGTTCCTAAAAGAGCATGAGGGGGCCGTCCGGTATGACCTGCTCGTTGCGGGTCTGAATCTGGATTGGTTGGGGTCGCCGCGGCTGTCGTGGCTTGATCTGCTGGTGTTCGTGCAGCATGCCCCGCGCAGTTCGGCTGTGAGCCGTGCCCTGATCGGTGAAGCAACCGACTGGGGTGTCACCGAACACCTACTCGCTGCCGCTGTCGACGCGCTGAATGGTGCGAACTGGCAGCGCAGCGGTGCTAAGGGCAAGCAGCCCAAGCCCGTGAAGCGGCCGGGTGCGAAACTCACCGGCCAGAAGCTCGGCAAGGGTGCGATCCCTGCGGCTGATTTCGCTGCGTGGTGGGACAACAACTGAACGTAGGAGGCTCGCATGGCGGGTGTTGAGCTGGCGAGTGCCTACTACTCTCTGATCCCGTCGATGGATGGGACGGCGGCTGCGGTTCGTTCGCAGTCGGCGTCTCTCATCCCGGTGTGGGATGGGATCGGCAGCGACGCCGGCACGGGGCTCAAGGGTGGGCTTCTCGGGACCATCGGGAAGCTTGCTGTGCCTCTTGCCGGCGCGTTCGCCGCGATCGGCATCGGCAACCTCATCAGCGATGCGATCACCACTGGTGTCGACTTCGCCTCGCAGGGCATCGACCTCGCGTCGGGTGTTGAGGAAACCCGTTCCGCTATCGGACAGGTCTTCGGTCAGGATTCGCTCGGCGGAATCGACCAGTGGGCCGGACAGGGCGCTGACGCGCTGGGTACTACTCAGTTGGCGGCGTTGCAGGCTGCGCAGACGTTCGGTGTGTACGGCAAGGCGGCGGGTCTGGCGGGGGATGACCTCGTCGGGTTCTCTACTGGCCTTGCGGGGCTGGGCACGGACCTGGGGTCGTTCTTCAACACGAGCCCGCAGGAAGCGATCGAGGCTATCGGTGCCGGCCTCCGTGGCGAGTCCGAGCCGCTGAGGCGATTCGGTATTCTCCTCGACGACGCCACGCTCAAAGCGCGCGCTATGGAAATGGGCATCTACGACGGTGTCGGCCCGCTGACTCAGCAGCAGCGTGTGCTCGCCGCGCAGGCGGAAATCTTCGCGCAGTCGTCGGATGCTCAAGGCGACTTTGCGCGCACCTCGGACAGCCTGTCGAACCAGCAGAAGATCCTCGCGGCTTCGTTCGAGGATTCCAAGACCAAGCTGGGCACCGCGCTGCTGCCTGCCATGACCACGTTCATGCAGATCGCCAACGACCAGCTAATTCCTGTGCTCGATGGGTTGGTCGAAAAGGTCGGCCCGATCCTGGGGCAAGCGCTGGCGGACTCGGCTCCGGCGTTCGCTGACATGGTCACTGCGATTGCACCGCTGATCCCTGAGCTCGTGAAGATCGCTGCAGAAGTCCTTCCCCCGCTGATCGATGCGTTCATTGCGATTTCCCCGTTGCTGATCGATGGGGCGACGAACACGGCATCGTTCTTCTCCGCACTGAACGACATGTTCGCGTTCATCAACGGCGACATTTCCTTGCAGGAGTTGGCTGAGCGGCTTGGGGACCTCGGCGGATCGCTGGCCGACACCCTCAACGGCATCGGAACGTTCATCGGTGACGGCTTGGCGATGTTCGCTGAGTTCGGCACCGGAGTAGGCGAGAAGATCGGTGAGGCTATCGGGTTCGTGGCGGAACTGCCAGGCAAGGCCCTGACTGCACTTGGCGACCTCGGCAGCCTGCTCCTCAGTTCCGGCGAAGCGCTGATCCAAGGGTTCATCGACGGTATCGACGGGATGCTCGGCGCTGTCGGTGACTCTGTCGGCGGGATCATGGACTTCGTTGGTGGGTTCTTCCCCAACTCGCCCGCTGAGCATGGCGAGTTCTCCGGTTCCGGCTGGACCCGTGTCGAGAAGTCCGGCAAGGCGGTCTACGACGAGTTCGTTGGCGGGTTCAACACTGCATCTGCTGGGCTGTCGTTCGGCATGCCGTCAATCACTGCGGCTGCACCTGCGGGTGCGGCACAGTCGGCACCGTATGCGGCGATCCTGTACACCCTCCGGAAGATCGAAGACAACATCGGCCTGACCGTCCCTGTCGGTGCGTTGCAGCCCGCTATCGGTTCCGCTAACCGGTCGACCTCGACTCTTGGGAGGGCGTACTGATGTGGTTTGGCACTCGCGCGTACATGCAGGAGATCCGCGACCCTGGGCCTGAACCGGAGTACGAGTCGCCGGCTTGGGAAGTGAAGACGCAGTATCTCGACGGGGCCGTTGGGCTGTCGAAGTCGAAGTCGTTTCATCGTGAGTTCGCGTTCACTTGGGATGGGCTGACTCAGGCTCAGGTCCGGCAGATCACCGACTATGCGGATGGTGTGTACGGTGACGGGCTGATCTATTGGTTCGACGAGTACACGTCTACGCAGAACGCGCTACCGCAGGCGTGGGCGACTCCCGCTGTGGGCGGGTATGACGGGGCACCGTTGGCTGGCGATGTGCGCCCGGTGCTGTCCGCTAACTCGGTCATGTCGCAGGGTTACCCGGCTGAGCTCGCGACGTACACGATCGCGACGACGGACACGCTGCGTTCGGTGTTCGTTCCGATCCCTCCCGGCTATTCCGGGTGGGTCGGCATCCACGGTGCAACTGACGCGCAGGACTTCGTCAAGGTCACCCCGTACACGGGTTCAACTGCGGGCACGGTTGTACATCCGACGATCCTGTCGACGGCAACTACCACGCGGGTGAACACGGAAATTGCGGGGGGCGCTACGGGCCTCGAGTTGTCGTTCGACAACACCACGGACGGGACGTTCACCCTCGCGGGAATGATCGTGCAGATTCTCCCCACAGGCGACACCCCGGAAACGGGCGGGTTCATTTCTGGGCAGGGGCACTCGGGCTGCAGGTTCGACGGCCGACCCACAAAGGTGCCGTTCGTTGTCCGTTCGGCTGACGCATCGCAAGTGGCTATCAGGTTGGTGGAGGTGGCGTAAGTGGGTGTTGACATTCGTGTCGGGGATAGCCCGAAGTGGTCTGCTTCGTCTATCTCGGTGACTGAGGATGCCACCCCGCTGGACCCTTCGGAGCCGTTCGGTGGTGTCCGTTCGGTGACGCTCGAGGTTCCCGAGGCCGTTGACGCTAAGTCGATGATGCGTCAGACGGTCACCGTTACGGACAGTGCGCGGGGCACGTTCTCTGCTGTTGTCACTGCGGTGTCTGGTGACAGGGTGAACGCGAAGATTGACGCGCACTCGCGCATGTCGGCGCTCGTTGCTGACCGCACTGCAGCACCACAGGTGGGCACCCTCGAGTCGGTGTTCCTCTACTACTTCGGGCTGGTTGGGATTACGACTGACATCCTGATCGACCCGGATGTTGCGGACGTTCCTGTCATCGCTCCCGGCTGGTTCGGGAACGTGTGGGAGTACGTCAAGAAACTGTGTGTCGCGTACCAGGTGGAAGTGTCCGAGGTCGGTACGGAGATTGTGGTTCGTGCGCCGCGTGCGTTCACGTTGGCTCGTGAGCGTGAGGTGTCGTTCGCGTGGGCTCTGGACGAATCAGAGTTGGCGCAGACGGTTGAGGCTTGGTTCTACCCGGTTGCGGAGATCACTGACGCGCTCGTCGTCGGCAACGAACTGTCGCCGGTGTCGAATCTCGGTGCCGGCGAGTTGCATGAGTTCGATGTGACGTTGTCGGCGTCGTTGTCGTCTGTGGTGCAACCTGTTGCGGCGGATTCGGTGTCGTTCGATGAGACGGCCGCTTCCGTGTATGCGGTTGTTGACCAGTACGACGTGCCGGTTCCTGCTGCTGAGTGGGTTGCTGGTGGTGGCCGTGTGACGGTCGAAATCAGTGAGGACACACGTTCACTGCATGTGACCGTGGTGGGGTCGCAGGATCGCATCAGAGCCCCGTACAGGCTCACCGGGTACGCCCTCTCCGGCTACGAGTACTCGACGATCCGGGTTATCGGTACCGGGGTTTCGTTGGGGCGGGAACTGTACACGTTGCCGGCGTCGTCGTCTGCTGCTCCTGAGGTTGGTGCGACGGTCGACAACCCGTTCCTTGGTTCGTGGGGTCACGCTCACACGGTGCTGCGGAATGCTGCGGCGACGCATGGTGCGGGTGTCATCCGTATCAACGGTGCGGCTGGTTTCGCGGGGGAGTTCGGGAACCTTGCGGGTTCGCGCCTGCTCGAGGACTACGCGTATTACCGGGTTCGTTCGGTGTCTGTGTCTCCGTCTGAGGTGTCGTATGCGGCTGAGGCTGACACGACCCACGCGGATGTTGATGCGGTTTGGGACGGGTACACGGTTGAGGAGTGGGACGCCCTGTGGGCTGACCGGCCGATTCCGGAGTTTGATCTGCGCCCGTTGACGCCCCTTTCCGGGGATGTTGTCACGCCTCCTGCTGGCCTGTATCCGGGTTCGCTCACTTACCCGTCGTCCACTACTTTCCCTGGCGCTTAGGAGCTGTTGATGACTCGCTACTCACCGTATACGTGGGCGGATAACTCGGGCGGCGGAACCCCGATCACCGCGGCGCGACTCAACGCGCTCGAGGCCGGTGTCGACGTTGATGTGCCGGTTGCTGACATTGCGGCGACCGGCACCCCGTCGTCATCCACGTACCTTCGTGGGGACGGCACATGGTCGACGCCTGCAGGCGGTGGCGCGACCGACCTCGAGGGCCTGTCAGATGTTGACCTGACGACTCCGGCGAACCGTCATGTGCTCCGGTACGAGTCGGCGTCGTCGCAGTGGAAGAATGAAGCGAACTCGGTCCCGGTGTCGGAACTCTCGGCTACCGGCACGCCTTCATCCTCGACGTATCTGCGGGGCGACGGGACGTGGTCGACGCCTTCGGGTGGTTCCTCGAACCTTGATGGGCTGTCCGATGTGACGATCACTTCGGTTGCCGCTGACAACTACCTGCGTTACGACTCGGGCACCTCGCAGTGGGTGAACGTGGCTGGCGTGCCTGCCTCGCACATCACGTCGGGGACGGTCGCGACCGCTCGTCTCGGGTCCGGCACGGCGTCCTCGAGCACGTACCTCCGGGGCGACCAGACCTATGCGGCGCTTCCGACCGCGTCTGACACTGTGGCTGGTATCGCGGAGTTCAACACGGACGCGGAAGCAATCACGGGCACGGACACGACCCGCGCCACGACGGCCGCTAACGTCGCCGCTGTCATCGCTGTGACTCGTGCACGGTACTCGGCTGTGAACGCGCAGACGGGCACCACGTATGCCCCGGTGCTGTCGGATGAGGGGAAGCTTGTCACCCTGTCGAACGCATCATCGATCACGGTGACGATGCCGCAGGACTCTACGACGGCATTCCCTGTCGGGGCGACGATCGACTTCGTCGGGATCGGTGCCGGTCTGGTGACGTTCTCGGCCGGCACTGGGGCGACTGTGAACCCGACTTCGGTGACGCGCGCGCAGTGGTCGGCGGTGACGGCGATCAAGCGGGCCGCGAATACGTGGCTGATCGTGGGTGATATCTCTTGAGCCCTGGCGTTGGTGTCATGGCGTCGGGGCATCGGGTGGTCGGCGGCGGTGTGACCGTTTCCGCTATCGAGGTGATCCCCGTATCACTGCCGGGAAGCGTCAACGCGACCCCCACGGTTACGACGACGCTGGTTGCGAATGACCGGGTTGTGGTTCTGTCGTTGAAGCAGGCAACCGCGGGAACACCCGCGATCACCGGGCTCGGCGCAACATGGAATCTCGACGCCTCGCTGACATCGACCGCGGACACGTACATCTGGTCCGCCACGGGTGTTACCGGTAGCGGGACGATCACAGTGTCGGGTCTATCCACTGGTCCGTCTGACGTGATCGTGTATGTCCTCCGGGCTAGCAGCGGTGCAGCTATTTCGTTGGTGAACGCGCAGACGTTGACGTTCGGTGCTGCCGCTGGTGGCACGGTGCGTGCGACGACGGGTGCGGCCGCGACTGCTGGGTCGTTCGTTACGGGTGCGTCGTGGATCAGTGCCGGGTCTATCACTCTGCCGTCTACCTCGACGCCCGCGTCGGGTTGGACGACGGATCACACCAGCGGGACCGTCGTCAAGGGCATCAGCCAAACACTGTCGTCGGGCGCGACGGTCAGTGTCGGCGTCACGTCGTCGGCGTCGTTCTCCTGCACTCTGCTGCACGCGATCTATCAGGTTTAGGAGGCGCCGTGCCGCACATCCCGCCGATCAACCAACCCCTCGAGGGCGTCGCGCACGCGAAGTGGTTGCAGGACAGGTCTATCAAGGACCGGGCCGACATTGATGCGCTACTCGCGTGGAAACAGAAAATGGGGCGGGACAGCGCAACCAACGCACGCCAGGTCACCGCGATCAACAACCTCTCCCGCGGGAACTCCGGCACGACCGGTGTTCCTCCGGGCGGGTTCGACGGTGACCGGTTCGGGAAGCTCAGCGACCTCGACTACGACTTCGACTGGGTGCGGAACACCCTAGGCGGGGCCGAACTCTCCTACTTCAACCTCCCCGAGGAGGGCGACTACGTCAACATTCAGGACGTATACGAATCGAAGTTCTTCGAGGTCAACATCGACTCTCCTGCCGACGACACACCGTTCTCGGTGCGCTTCCCCGAGTCGCTGCACGTCCCGCTGGATATTGGTACGGCGTTCTACATCTTCTCCCTGTACGTGTACGGCAACACTGCAGAGGTGACGTTCCTCAGCGACGTGCCGTTCTACTACGACCACCCCGGAGTCAACATCTTGGGAACACCGGTCGTCTCAGGGGCGGGCACGATCACGCTGCCGGCCGGGTTCGTCGGTCAGTGGTTCGTGATGTGTAACCCGTCGCAGGGTCCGTCGCTTGCTATCCCGTTGCAGGACGATTACTACGGCTCGAGGTTCGGCCCGTCCCTGTCGACGAGTGCGACAACCCCGACTGTTGTTGCGACTGCCGCTGCCGGCACGAGTCCGACTGTGACGGTGAACGGCACCAGCACGTCGGGTGTTGTCGAGCTCGCAACGGGCACGTCTCCGACGACGACGGGTTGGGGTGAACTGCTCACGTTCACTGGCGGGTGGGCGTCCGGTGATGTCCCTGTGTTGGCGTTGTACCCGGCGAACCAGGCGGCTGCAGCACTCACGCATTACGGCACACGGGCGGGCACGGAAGCGGAAGCGCACTTCGACCTGACCGGTATTGCAGCGTCAACAACGTACAAGTTCCACTATTCGCTGCTGCCGTATACAGCGGTCTAACCGGAGGACAGAACATGCCGTGGACCCCTATCGACTTCACTGCTCGCGGAATCCCCAAGATCACTGACGGCGATGTCATGCCGGGCTTCAAGGTTGGGTACAACGCCCAATCGACAGCCCTCGACACCGCCCTCGACTCCCTCGAGACGGACATTCAGGATGCGGATTCGGTGGCGACTGTCGCCGCGTTGCCCGTGTCGGGGAACTGGGTCGGCCGGATCATCTTCTGCGAGGAAGACGAACTCCTCCGCGTGTGGGACGGCACCGGCTGGGTTGCCTACGGCGGCAAGACACCCTACTTCTACGGTGAACGCACATCGGCTGCACTGCCGTCGACGGGTGGCGGGGATCAGGCGTGGGTGTCGTCCACGCAGCTTGCACGGTCCATGTCGCTGAGCTCGGGTGTCATCACGGTTGAGGTTCCCGGTATCTACCAGATCCACATGCTCGTCGACTGGGTCACCGTCAACACGACCGGGCAGCGCAACCTCGGCGTCGCGACGACCGGCACGAACCTTGGCCCGTCGCGTTCGTCCGAGGAACCCCCCACGATCTCGACCATGTCGCAACTGTTCACCGCCGACGTGCTCTGCGGTGCAGGCGACACGATCACCCCGTTTGTGGCGCATAACTCGGCGGCGTCGCTGTCCATCAAGGGTGAAATCTCAATCCGTTGGGTGGCATCCATCTAATGACGTTCGGTATCGACATCGCGTCTCCACAACGGGACATCGACCTGGGGCGGGCGAAAGCGGAGGGGGTTCAGTTCGTCATCGTGAAGATGGGTGGGCTGAACGTCACCCCCCAATACGTCGCACCCTACTACCGGCCGGAGGGGAACCCTCAAGGTATCTCGCAGATCGACCGGGCTATTGCGGCGGGACTCCCCAAGGGGCACTACTACCTCATCGGGGCAGGGCAAACACCCGAGGCGCAGGCCGACTACTTCGTTGACAACCTGTACCGGTTCGACCCCGCACACGATGTCCTCGCGTTGGACAACGAACGGTTGGACTCGAACGGCACGTTCTGGGGCGACGCGGACGCTGCACGGTTCATGAAGCGGGTACTCGAGCGACTGCCCGGCTTCCCTGCGTCGCGTCTGTGGCACTACGCCTCCGCATCGGACTACCGCGCTGTTGGGTCGTGGCCGCAACTCGCAGCCCTCGGTATTCGTTTCTGGTGGGCGGCATACGGCAACTACCCGACCGGGCAAACCCCCGACCACGAACCGAGCCTGCAGGGCAGCATCCCTCGTTGGGATGTGCACCAGTACTCATCGCTCGTCGCTGTGGCCGGGTTCTCACTCGACGGGAACTACAGCCCCATTTCCACGGCCGAACTCTTCGGCGGCACCACAACGACTAAGGGAGCAGACGACATGCCTGGGATTCTGATGCGCGGCACGGACCTCACGAAGCGGCCGTGGCGGCTCATCGACATCGGCTACGACCGTGTCGTGCCCGACCTGCACGTCGGCGCTATGAAGCTCGCAGCGGGCAAGGTGCTCGACACCATCAACGAC